TTATTGTGCATAGGTCAAGGTGTCTTGTATTCCGTAATGGTAGACTTCCAGAGCATACAACAAATGCCATTTATCGTTACTGGGGTATACCCGAGTATGTTAAAATCAAGAGGGCATTGAGAGAGTGTATAACCTCTCACGAAGATGGTGTTAAACTTCTTGAACGGTCTGTACAAGCCATATACAAGATGAAAAACCTTGCCAATATGCTTAGCACCTCAGATGGTGAAGATAAGGTGTTGCAAAGGCTACAGGTTATTGATATGGCAAGAGGCATCTTAAATTCAATTGCTATTGATACAGATGGAGAAGATTATGACTTCAAGACACTTGGAATGACAGGTGTTAAGGATGTGATTGATTCTACCTGCAATATGCTTTCTGCTGTTACCAATATGCCTCAGACCGTGTTATTCGGTCGTTCTCCTGCCGGTATGCTTGCAACAGGCGAAAGCGACTTGGAAAACTACTACAATATGGTAGAGAACATCCAAAAGCAAAATATGAAATCCAATGCAAGAACACTTATTGACCTAATTCTAAAGCAAGGCAAGATTGAAGGCAAAGTAGACGAGATACCTAAGTATAAGACTAAGTTTGCGCCTTTGTGGTCTATGTCTGAAACAGAAAAGGCACAAGTTGAGCAAGCAAAGGCGGCTACTGCACTGACAAAGGCTCAAACAGCTCAATTGTATATGGATGCAAATGTGCTTGACCCAACGGAGGTAAGAAACTCCCTTGCTGAAAATGGTGACTTTGAAATTGCGGAGACTATTACAGAGGATAACTTGGATTTACCCGATGATACATTTGACATTGGTAAAGCACCAATGCCAAAGGAAACGGATAACACAGAAACAGACAGCGTTGATAATGATGCCGAAGAATATCAAGCATCAGCGGTCTTGATAATCCACGATGGTAAGGTTTTATGTGCAAGCCGACACAATAGTGAAGGCTTGTGTGGACCGGGTGGAAAAATAGAGCAAGGAGAGTTACCCGAAGATACAGCCGTTAGGGAGTCCGTAGAGGAGTTTAATATTGTTCCGCTTAATATTATACCTTACGGCGAATACAAAGGCAGCACAGGCTCATATTTGAAAACTAAGCTATATTTCACAGACCAATTCACTGGTACACCTGAAGCTGATAATGATGAGATGTTTGATGCCAAATGGTACACTCTTGAAGAATTGCAGTATAAGCAGTTGTTCCCTCCGTTTGCAGAAGGACTTGAATTATTCCTTGATGACTTAAAACACTTGACAAATGATGCTGAAAAAGATACGCTTAATGTAAGTGAAACCGATGGAGGTCCTGGCTCTGGCAGATATCCTAAAGGTAGTGGAGGACTTTCCGACAAGCAAAAGAAAAAATTAGCTGAAAGATTAATCGGGGAAAAAACATCTGATGGTGTTGTCATTAAAGAAATCAGCATACACGCCTTTGATAGAATTGGAGGACGTAATATATCAGCGGGAAGGGTTGAAAAGACTTTGACCGAAGGTATACCCGGAAAGGGAAATTCAAGTAGCACAACTACATACGATATTCCGGGAAGCAGAGCTGTTGTAAATCACGAAACCGGCAAGATAGTAAGCTTTATGTGGAGGTCGAACAACAAATGAAAGGAACTTTGAGCAATTTAAGTAAAAAGCAGTTGGATTTCATTTTTGATGAATTTAAGATTGATAAAGATTTTCTTGAAAGTATGTCTGAGGATGAGCTAAACAACTTATATGATGATGTATGCGATATAGAGGTCGATGAAACTTTGAAAGCTGATGATAGTGAATTATCAGAACGAGGGAAAACTGCTGTTGAAATTGTAACTATTATGGGTGAAGCCATTGCGAAGCAATATGAAGATGCCGAAATTGTCGAAGAAGATGAAGAATAATTTTTTGATGATTATGACAGCTAAAAGGAGATGGCATATATGGTAAAAAGAGTTAAGCTTGTTGGCGATTCAGACCCATTGTATTTTATTAATGGCAATGAATATGAAGTGATTGGTGAGGAAGAAGGATTGTATAGAATCATTGATGAAACAGGTGAGGATTATCTGTATTCTCTTGATGAGTTTGAAATTGTCGAAGAAGATGACACATAATTGCGAAATAGCTGAGATAGAAATGTCTCGGCTATTTTTATAGCCTAAAATTCTTGTTCACAAAAATAAGTATGTGTCAACCCTAATTCTGCACAAACTTAGTTGATGGTATTTATTGAAAATTTCGGTTTTGCATTTTTATTTACTTTGCCATAAATCCATCACCCGAAAGCATTAATGTTAAATAAGGCAAAATACGAATAAATAATGGCATTGCAAATTAGGATGTCTTGCCTCACGTCCTGCGGACTCTCCTTGTGACAAAGAATAAGAACATATGCAGAAAATAATTATGAATTTTGCACTAAGATGCTTAAATTTGAAAATTTTACCTGCATTGATGAGTTGCTTAATTTTGAACTGAACTGTTTCCATTTTGGCAATAGTTCAAAAAGCCAGTATTTCAGCAGCTTTGCTACACGTCCGCACGGACATCCTTCGGACTAAATGCCGATTGTCACGAAGATTCTCGTTGCACATAACGTAATCCTAAACGTAATCTAAAACTAAAACAGATATTAAATAAATATATATATCGGTGTATTTGAAAAAAATATTCTAAAAAACTCTTGACTTGGTAGGCAAGCGTGCTACATACGCTTACAACATCAAAAGGAGGATGAACCTATGAAGAACATATCTAAAGAAAGACTTGAAGTAATTACTAATTTGCTTGTCGATTTAGCAATTACCACAGCAGGTGTCGAGAAGCTTATGTGGCATTTGGAAGCCAACGGTTGCACTGACGATGAATTAATCGAACTTGGATTAGAGATGTGATTATGAGTTGCTCTTGAATTTAAGTAGAGTGGATTCATTGCAGGGTTCGGAACTGTTATTTCTGTTTTAAATGACCGTGAGAGTATTTTAATAATGCCATCAACAATACCTCACCCGAGGTGTTAAACAACGCTCCTATCGACCATATGGAGAAAAAAACAGAGGTTGAGAATAAACTATTACCATATAAAATGTAAGCAACTGTTCTTTGCTAATTGCGAGGGCAGTTTTTTATGTGTAAATCATGTGTTTAAACTCACGCCGTGAGATTAATGTGTCAATGCGTGAGTTTATCGTGAGATTTTTGTAAAAATTGCCGCAAATCTATGAGTGAAAGAAGCCTACGAGGTGAGGGTGGAGTAGCTTATGCGGTTATATATAATGATTTTCGTGGCATCACGAAAATGATGTTAAGGGGGTGATTCCGTTGGGTTAGTTACACTCAAATTGAAATGACAAAACAATGCAATCATATTTTTATTATTATATTTCGTGCACACATAAGGGCAGGTACTCACACTTGCCCTTTTTTCTGTGGTATGACCGATAGGAGATGATTTTACTATGGACAGCAACCAATTAAACAAGCTGATTCGGGATAAGGCTAAAAAACGATTTTATGGGCATAAAACGCTAAAGAGTAAATATGTTCCTAAAATACCTGCAACGGCAGAGCGGGAATATATCAGAGTGGTAAATCAGTATATGCAAATTCTCAAAAATGAGCTTGAATTACAACTGCCACAAATCAAGGAAGCATATAAGGTAGAAAGGGATGCGGCTGTCAAAGTAAAGTATCATCAGGATTCCGAAACAGACTTGGATATCATCATTACCAACGTGATAAACAACATAAGAAATGCAATCACAGCCAAGACCAACAGCTACGGATTAAGAAAGAAGATTGAGGCTATGGCACATTTAAACCGAAAGCTTACTGTCAAGGAGTGGAAAAAGGCGGTTAAGGCATCATTGGGCATAGATATCCTTGAGGATTATTACTTGGGTGATTTTTATGCCGAGCAAATGGCTGAATGGATAGCATACAATGTCGACCTTATAACGACCATACCTGAAGATTATTTAAACAAGGTAAATGATGTTATCTACGAAGGTTTTATGTCGGGTAAAACGACTACAAGGATGGCAAGGGATGTTATGTCCATCTATGGTGTCAGCAAAAGACGTGCAAAATTCATAGCCAGAGACCAAACAGCCAAGCTCAATGGGCAAATTCAAATGGCACAGCAGTTGGATGCGGGAATAACCAAGTACACTTGGTATACCACAGGAGATGAAAGAGTCAGAGATAGTCATAGGGCATTAAACGGAAAGCAATTTAGTTGGGATGATGCTCCATTGAACTCTGATGGTAGAAAATGTCACCCCGGAGAGGACTATGGATGCAGGTGTATCGGTAGTCCTGTTTTTGATATTGAGACTATCAATTTGCCAATAGCAGATGATGATGTACAAATAACCATAAAGTAATGGAGGGTGAAGAATGGATGAATTGATAAAGATGGTTTGTCAAGCGTTAAAAGAAGAAGCCGAGGCTGTAATAAGCTATTGTGAGAAGATTGAAAGCACATCCGATATTGACAATTCTGCTGATACAGCTCGTGTTTTTGAAAAGATACGCTTAGACGAAGTAGAACATATTCAGAATCTCACGTTGCAGCTCACAAATTTGGTTGTGCCTGAGATGGAAAAAGTACCTGACGGAGAGGAGGTATGATATTGGCACTGAAATTAAAGCGGGTACAAAGGCTTGACAGCATCAAATTAGATGCTAATGACCGTACCTATTTTACGGATGAAGGCTATTTGGTAGACCACCCGATTTTAACATCGTGTGGCATATTTGAATATGCAAATCCCGATGGCAGTGTACGTAGAGAGCTTAGACTCCCCGAACACGTTTTTAACGAAAAGTCCTTGAAATCATATAAGGGTAAGCCTGTTATCATAACTCACGATGCAGGTGTTGTCAGTAAGGACAATGTTGATAAGGAACAGATAGGTACAATACTCTCGGATGGTTACCAAGACAAAGATGATGTTAGGGCAGAGATTATAATTCACAATACTGATGCAATGAAAGATTGCGGATTGAGGGAATTATCTCTCGGATATAACCTTGACCTTGTTGAAGAACCGGGAGAATGGAATGGCGAGCCTTATGATGCCATTCAAACCAATATTGTTATCAACCATTTAGCCTTAGTAGCTTCTGCAAGAGCAGGGGAACAGGCAAGGTTGAATATAGATAGCTCAGATGAGCCTACATTGAAAGGAGGAAAAGTGATGAAAATGAATCATCGCAACGACAGTGGTGCTATGTCACCCGAAGAACTCAAAAAGTCCATTGAGGAGTACAAGGCAAGCAAGGCAAGCAGAAAGCCTGACAACAAAGAGGAGTCTACGGACCTTGATGGTGACGAGGAGGAATCTTCTGCATCTGTTAATGAAAATGCTGAAGATGGTGATGATGAGGAGGAAACCAAAGAAGGTAACACACCTCAGGATATCACACAGCAGGTAAAGGATAGACGAGACAGACGAGATGCAGAAGATGACCCAAAGGACACTGAAAGTGCTATGGGTGTTATTGCACAGCAGGACGAGGACATTGATATGCTTCTTGCTTGCCTTGAAAAATTCTTTGCCGAGGAAGCCGCAGAGGGTAATCACGATGGTGAGGGCGAGGATGAGGATGAATGTGAAACAAAGACAGACAGCTCAGATGATAAGAGCAAGTCTTTAAATGCTGACTCAGCCGATAAGATTTTCCGTCAGAGATTAAACATTTGCCGTGTAGGTGATAAACTTCGTATGGACGGCTTGGAGAATAAGTCAATTCTTGATGGCAAGAAGGCTATTATTAACAAGGTCCTTCCATCTATGAGACTTGACGGCAAGAGCAAAGCATATATTGATGCTTGCTACGATATGGCTGTTTCGGAGGTCAACAAGAGAAAGAGTGTTGATTATCAGAAAAAGCAGATGCTTAACGGCAAGGGTATGAGAGCCGACAGCAAGAATGCAGGCAGTATGGCAGACCAAGCAAGGCAGAGAATGATTGACAGAGAAGGAGGTAATGAATAATGGCAGCACAGCTTAATTATGGTTATAGCACTCCGAAGGGAGTTGCAGGCGGCAAAGCAAATATCGTATTTGACTTTGTTGCAACACGTAGTAACGAGGAGGCTGATGGCGTATTAAAGTATGGTATGGCAGTAATGGTTGGCACTACACCGGGTGCATCCGTTAAGCTTCCTACTAACGCAACAGCTGATACAATTGAGGGTATTGTTTTGAGAGCTGCGAATACCGAGCAGGATATGAGCGGTACAGTGGTTGTTAAGAATGGTGCTTCTGTCGGTGTTATCAAGAAAGGCTCTGTATGGGGCAGAACGGTAAGTGATTGTGAGCCAAGCTATGGTGAAACAGCTTATGTGGTTACAAGCGGTGATGATGTTGGTTTATTTACCAATAAATCCGCTGAAGGTACAACAGTAGATATCGGTGCTAAGTTTGGTAATGCCTTTGATGATGGTATTGCCGTAATTGAGATTTAAGAGGAGGTTACGATATGAAATATAATCCTGAAATGCCATCTAACGGTTATAGTCAGGCTGATTATGCAGCACTGATGGCATCTAACATTACACCTGTACTCGTAGAAACTAAGGGTCTTAGATTTGACGATAGCGAGGATGCTTCCGTATTCTTTGCCAGAGAGCTTGATTTTATCAAGTCTAAGTCCTATGACAAGGCTTATCCTGAATTTACAGGTATCAACAATTTTCCTGTCACACACGAAGTTCCGGAGGGCGCTGAGAGTGTTACATACTATAGCTACGAAAAGACAGGTATGGCTTCCATCATCAGCAATTATGCTACGGATTTACCAAGAGCTGATGTTAAAGGCTCACCAAGCACAGCATACATTAAGTCTGTTGGTGCATCCTATGGTTACTCTGTGCAGGAAATGAGAGCAAGCCGTATGGCAGGTAAGAGCCTTGACACACGAAAGGCTGAGTCTGCACGTTATGCAGTAGAGAGAACCATCAATAAGATTGCCTTTGCCGGTGATAAGGAACGTGGAATAATGGGTATGCTTTCAACAGATAACAATATTCCGCTGTTTACATTAAGCACAGTGGAGGTTGATGGTGAGCAGTATACCGACTTCAAGCATAAGTCAGCAAATCAGATTCTTGATGATATCAACGCTATGTTCGCATATCAGAGCAGAATTACCAAGAATGTAGAGAGAGCAGATACACTTGCATTACCTGCATCCGTATACATTGATATTTCAACAAGACAAGTACCAAACACAGGTTACACCGTAAAGAAGTTCTTGCTTGAAAATGCCCCTTACCTTAAGGATATTATTGCTGCACCTGAGCTTGAATCCGATTCCGAGGAAACAAATCCTTATAGCAGTAATGTAGCACTGCTCTATACAAACTCAGCAGACAAGTTCAGTCTTGAAATTCCTATGTCATTCTATCAGTACCCATTACAGAACAGAAACCTTGAAGTTATTGTTCCTTGTGAGGAAAGAGTGGCAGGTATTATTATGTATTACCCACTTTCAGCACTCATTGCTGTTGGTGTTTGATAGGAGGGATATGCAATGATTATAAAGAATATTGGTAACAAAATTATCGGTATCGGTAATGTAAATGTATTACCCAATGAAAGTGCAGAAGTGCCAAAGGAGTTTGAAAAAAGTGTAATTCTTGAAATTTACAAGAAGTGCGGTATTGTTGAGATTAGCGGTGAGGCTTCAACTCCAGATAAGACCGATGAGGAAATTGCACTTGCGAAGGCCGAAGCTGAGCAGAAAGCCATTGAGGATGCTGAAAAGCTGAGAAAGAAAAGACTTGCTTCGCTTAAGAACATCAGCGAGGAGGATTTAGCTAAGCTTGCGAATGAGCTTGGTATTTCTCCTGCTGATTGCAAAGACCAAGCTGATGTACTTGCAAAGGTAAAGGAAGCCTTAAGTAAGTGAGGTTATGGCTATGGATGCACTGGAAATTTTCCGCATTGTAGCCACAGAATTTAAGGACATGCCGGATGATGATGTTATAGACACCGAAACCGGAAAGGTTACTGAGTATGGAGTGAATACATTTATCACTCTGTACTCAGACCAAATCTCAGAAAGACGGTTTGGCAGTACGTATCAGAAGGCTCTTGCTTATCTGACAGCTCACAAGCTTAAAATGAATGGCTACGGAAATAACGAAAACGGTGTTATCGGTGATTCTTTACGTGTTGGCTCGTACTCCGAGGGTGAAACATCAATAAGCTACACTACTAATCAGCAGACTAATTTACAGGTTGATGCAGAATACGCATTGACAGTTTATGGTTTGGAATTTCTTACGTTAAGAAGGAATGCTGTAATCCCTATTATCAGTGCGGGAGAAGGTAAAGCCTATGAGTGTTAAAGTTACCGAAAAGGTTACCTCGGATGGTAAAAAGTTTGAGAAAATGCTTAAACAATTGAATGGCTTGCAAGTCAGGGTTGGTTTTCAAAAAGGACAAGCGAGTGATGATAATGGCGTGGATATATGCGATATTGCTGCTTGGAATGAGTTAGGCACTGAACATACACCGGCAAGACCGTTCTTGCGTAAAAGTGTTGATGAAAATACAGCCGAAATAACATCGTTTATAAAGTCTTTGAAAAAAGAACTTTTAAGCAGTGGTGATGCAGAGCAGTTTTTAAAGAAAGTAGGTATTTTCCAAAAGGAACTTATACAGAAGAAGATAACTGATGGAGATTTTGAGCCAAACGCTGAATCTACAATCAAGAAGAAAGGCTCAAGCAAGCCACTGATTGACACAGGCAGGATGAGACAATCCGTAAACTATGTTATAAAGAGCAAAGGAAGTGATGATTGATGAATTTCCTTAAACGCCCACACTGCATACGGCGTTATTCAGAGCCTAAAAACACAAAGGGGTATTATTCTACACCCTATACCGATATAACGCTGCCTATGGACGTACAGACATTAGAAAACGCATCTAAAACCGATGCGGATGGTACAAAATTCGTACAACGGCTGAAAGTGTTTTGTGATTTTCCTATCTTGGTTGAGAATGTTCAAACGCAGCAAAAGGCAGACAGACTATGGTTTCAAGACAAATGGTTTGAGTGTATATCTTGTAGGCTAAGTGAAAACACACCGCTCAAGCACTACACTGCTACCTTTGTTGAGTGTTTAGATGCAGAAACAGGACCCAATGAATTGTAGAACGGAGGCTAATTATGAATGTAGTTGAATTACGAGATTTTATTTATGATTTGACAGCCGATTTCTTTCAGGAGGCAAATGTTATATGGGCAGAGCAGATTAACACTAAGCCACCATTGCCATACGTAACATTGAAGTTAGGGAGTATCAATCGAAATGCCTATGCGGTGAGCTATAGCGAGAATGAAAGAATTTATCATTGCAATACAACGCTTGAAGTCAATCTTTATACACAAGGTATGCCTGTTACAGAAGAAAAAAACGTAACAGGCAATTACATTAATACGGCAGTTTCGGATTTGATGGATTTCGCTAATTATGTTGATTCCGAGGATATTACGGATAGCACTACCGAAAAAGAAATTGCAATTACCTTGATGCCGCCTGTAAGAGATTTAACAAGCTTGGAGAATGATACAAGATACAGATATCGTTCTATGGCTGAATTCAGTATTACATTTGTTGCTGATGCAAGCGGAGCTTATGGAATAGGTGGTATGCTTACAGTGCCAAACACCAGTGGTGGAGGTACAACACAAATGGTAGAAACACAAATTGATAAAATTGAGAGTATAGAAATAGAAGGAGGTTTATGCGATGAAGAATAATTCATTGGATGACATTATTAAATGCAATATTGAGATTTCAAGCCCGGCTTCTAATGATGAAACCTTTGACACAATATTACTTGTAGTAGCCGCTCCACTTAGTGCGGGTAGCAAGACTATTACAAAGACGATATCTGTGTCAAGTACATCTGAATTAACTGATTATGGTTATACATCTGAAGAACCAGCATATATTGCGGCAGATGTTGCATTTTCACAGAGTCCTGCACCGGACAGCTTATATATTACAGTAAGGCAGTATAAGAATGCAGAGACAAGCACCTATGAAACTATAGATGTAACTTTGAACAGAGCTGCATCTGAAGCTAATTTCTACGGCATTCATTTGACCGAATTTAAGGATAGCAAGGATGTAACGGCTGCTGTTTCGTGGGCAGAGTCAAATAATAAGTTATATGGCTTTGAATATACGGACGAAAATGCTTGTCCTATCAAGAATTTTAGTTATTACAGGAGTTTTGGCATTTATTCGGGTGATGCAGATGGATATGAGGATGATGATAAGCCTACAGAAAATGATTATATGGCTCTTGCTTGGATGGCTAAATGCTTTGGCTATGACCCAGGTACAGAAACTTGGCATCTTAAAGAGCTTTCAACAGTTGTTCCGTCAGCTCTGGACACCACACAGAAATCTGATTTTGCAGACAAGAACATTAATACCTATCTTAGATATGCGGGATGTAATGTCACTATTGGCGGTTACACTCTTGCAGGTGAATGGATTGATGTTATCAGATTCAGAGATTGGCTTAAGGCAGAAATGCAAACTAATGTATTTAATGCGTTAAAGGTCAATAGAAAAGTACCATTTACCGATGCGGGTATTGGTTTAATTCAGTGCAAGATGGAGGAAACTTTGCTTAGAGGTCAATCCATAGGTGGTATAGCTGATACCGAGTATGATGACGATGATAATGCTATTCCGGGTTACACTGTCACAGTGCCTAAAGCATCGGATTTGACAGAGGCAGAAAGAAAGTCAAGAAAGCTTACAGGATGTAAATATGTTGCACGTCTTGCAGGTGCTATACACGCAGTTGAAATTGAAGGTTATTTAGAGTTTTGATGGGAGGTAGTAAATTATGGCAAGTACATATAATCCTAAAAAAGTAACTTGTGCTTTAGGCAGACATATAGTAACAGGCTTTGCTGATGATAGTTTTATCTCTGTTGAGTATGCAGGAGATGGTACAAGCTATGTTATCGGTGCGGATGGCGAATGCGTAAGAAGTATTGACCCATCCGATGCGTATACGATTAAGTTATCACTGTTGCAAACCTCTCCAACCAATGATTATCTGCAAAATATGTTTGATAAGGATAAGAAAGATGGAACAGGTACGTTCCCAATCAACATCAAGGATATTATCGGTGATGACCAGTTTGTTGCTGAAACAGCGTGGGTGTCTAAACCTGCACCGTTTGCAAGAGGCAAAGCACAAGGTAATCGTGAATGGGAGCTTGTTGCAGGTGAAGGTGTATTCAAGTAATAGGAGGAATGAAGTATGAAGCTTAAGCAAGTTGAACCTAAAACCGAAAGAATCGGAGACAATAAGTATTATATAACACCGTTTCCTGCATTTAAAGCAGCAAATCTCACCGGGGAGTTAGCATCTGTGTTAGCTCCCCTTCTTAGTGGTTTAACATCGTTAACAACGGATGGTAGTTTGATGGATGTTGATGCGACTAAGGCGGCTGATGCTTTGGCTAATAGCGCAAATATCAGCGGAGACAAGCTTGAACAGTTGATGAAAAAGTTGCTTATCGGTGGACATATTGCTGTTGAATTTGAAAATGAAAATGGCGATATAGAACGTCAAAGACTTGATATGGATTTGGCAAACGAACTTTTTTGTGGTGATGTGCAGGATATGTTTATCCTTTGCTTTTATGTCATAAGGTTAAATTTCAACGGTTTTTTCGAGAAAGTAGCCAACCTATCTGGCAAGGCAGGGTTGGCAGAGGCAGTGACCCAAAGAGTGATATTGTAAAATATGGCACTTTTGACTACTCACAATTCAATGAATTAGAGCTTCGTATGTATATCCTTGTTAAGGCTAGACTTGCATCAATGTATGAATTACAAAACATATATACTTTGGATGAAGCATTGAAGTTGTATGCTTTATACGAGATGGAGCTTGACATTGAAAAAGGTAGAGCAGACGAGCTTGAAAGGAGTGGTTAATATTGACTATACGAGATATTGCGGTAGCACTTGGAGTTGATGTTGATAACGCCAGTGTAAGCAAAGCCGAAAACAGTATCAAGGGAATAAAGAGTCTTGCAACAAAGTTGCTTGGAAGCTTGGCTGTTGTATTTACTGTATCAGGGGTAAAGTCATTTATAAGTGAATGTACTGAGCTTGCATCTAATGTTGAGCAGGTACAACAAAAGTTTGATGTTGTTTTTGATGAATGTGCCAAAGGCGCAGAAGAATGGGCAGATAGCTTTTCCGATGCTGTTGGCAGAAACAAGAACAAGATTAAAGAGTATATGGCTGATAACCAAAACCTGCTTACAGGCTTTGGTATGACAAGAGATGCCGCTACAGATATGACAGAGAAGATGGTTGAGGCTGCACTTGACCTTGCTTCGTTTAACAATATAGAGGATGATGTGGCTGTTAATGCTATGTCTAAAGCCTTGATGGGCGAAAGTGAAGCCGCTAAAACACTTGGTGCGGTTTTGAATGATGTTACAAGAGCACAAGCGATGGAGGAGCTTGGTTTAAAAGGTAAGTATGAAGCTTTAGACCAAGCTACCAAAATGCAAGTAAACTACCGAGCCATTATGGACCAATCACAAGACTCAATTGGTGATTGTGTGCGTAGTATGGATTCCTATGAGTCAAGAGCCCGACAAAACAAAGCTGCAATAGCGGAGCTTAAAGAGTTCCTCGGAAGCAAACTGTTGCCGGTGATGGCTATTTTTGTTAATTGGATGACTAAATGCGTAAAATGGCTTACAGCGTTCGCAAAGAAAATCATAGGAGCTACTGACGAGGAGAACCGCATATTAAAAGCTTTTAACGCTATGCACGCCTTAGTAAAAAAGCTACAGCCTGCAATAGAGCGAATGATGAGTGCGATTTCCAATGGCATCACTAAAGCAAGAGATTTAATTACCAAGGTGGTTAATCGTCTCGGAGGTGTAGGAAATGCATTGAAATTACTTGCTATAGTTGCAGGAGCTTTTCTGCTTGTTATGAATTGGAGCAAAATTGTCGCATACGCAAAGTCGTTTGCAACTCTGTTAAAAATCATTAATAAGTTGTTTAGCGTTGCAGGCTTGAAAGCGATGGCAGCAGTAGCAATTATAATTATTCTTGCGCTTATAGTCGAAGATTTTATTCAGTTTTTGTTGGGTAATGATTCTGTCATCGGAACAATATTTGAAAAAGCCGGCATAAGTGCGGATGATGCAAGACAAACTATTTTTGAAGCTTGGAAAAAGGTTGTAAAATTTTTGTCTGATGTTTGGAGCGGAATCAAGACTGCTGCGTTGAATACGTGGAACACAATTAAGAACTTTTTTGAAAAGCACTCGGATTCCATAAAAACAAATTTTATGCGTGCGTGGAATATCATCAAAACGTTTCTTTCAGGTGTATGGACTTTCATTTCTCAGTTGGTAAGCACATTGTTTGGAGATTCTGAAGATGATGTTAACGGCAGTACAAACAGTACAAAGGATACTATTGTTGATGTATGGCAAAAAATTCTTGATACTGTTTCAGCTGTGCTTGATGCCTTGTATGAAGTATTTAATGCTATTTTTAATGCGATTGCAACAGTTACTGAATTTATATTCAATAAGATTAAAGCCTTTTGGGATAAGTGGGGACCGACCGTATTATCTGCATTTAAAAAGATTTTTGATAATATGAAAGCGGCTGTCAATGGTTTCTTGGAGGTCATAAAAGGTATTGCTAATTTTATTACAGCTGTATTTCAGGGTGATTGGTCAGCAGCTTGGGATGCTGTAAAACAAATTGCTCAGGGTGTTTGGGATACTATTTTAAATTTAATATCTGGAGCTATTACAGCGGTAAGCTTGGTGATTGCCACTATACTTGATACAATAAAGACTACTTGGGAGAATATATGGAACAGTATTTCGGATTTCTTTAGTCAGTTGTGGGATAATATTAAGACAGGAATTACTGAAAAAATCACAGGCATTAAAGATACTATAATGACAGGTATCAATGAGGCTGTTGATTGGATTAAGGGCTTGGCAGGGCAAGCATCCCAATGGGGACACGATATGATAGATGGTCTTATTCAGGGAATTAAAGATAAAATAGATGGGGTTAAAGAAGCAGCAAGCAATATTGCCGAAAGTATTAAGTCTTTCTTGCATTTTTCTGTTCCTGACGTAGGTCCGCTTACTGATTATCAGTCTTGGATGCCTGATTTTATGCAGGGCTTAGCTTCCGGTATTGATAACAACAAAAATCTTGTTGTTGACAAAATAAAGAAGCTTAGTGAAGGAATATCGGCAATTGCAAATGCCGGTATTGCTAAACCTGTTACAGCAATGACAAGCACAGTAAATAACAAGTCATCAAGTATTGTACAGAATGTTGATATTAGTAACAGCTATAGCGGAGGCAGTACAGAAACACAGAAAAATGTTTCCAAAGCAATGAAAAAATCCGCTACGGATGCAACTACATATATGGCAAGAGGGCTTGCTTATGCGAGGGGGTAACGATAAATGATTGACAGAAGTAAATTACAGCCTTGCATTATAGATGGTGTGGAGTTTGATGCGCTGATAGATGAAAGCAAAACGCTGTCGGCATCCATCCCCACCTATCCGGTTGAGGATGGTTTCCCTGTATCAGATAATATAGTGCTAGACCCTGTATCGTTGCAAATGACGTTGTATGTGTCCAACACGCCTGTAACTTGGCTATATAGACACGGAACATCAATGGATAGGGTAAACAATATTTGCAATCAAATTGAGGATTTATGGCTTGAAAAGAAGCTTGTTAAGGTTGTAACATCAGATGCTATTTATACGGATATGGGTATTTTAAGCATAGGCATAAAGAAATCTAAGGAACTTAGCTATGCAAGAGAAATCAGCATTTCATTGCAAAAGGTGAGAATTACCAAAAGAGAAACTGTAAACATTCCCGCTTATGTTTTAAAAAGCGGGGAAAGTAATGCAAACGCAGGTGTTGCTACCACTTCCACTACATCCAATAAATCGGGTACTGTGACGGGTACAAGCGGAAGTCAATCCACCGGAAGCACGGCTTCAAGCAGTCCCGGTAGTTCAAGCTCTAGTTCAAGTTCCAGCGATGCAAAAAAGAAGCAATCCATCTTATATGGTGCAGCCAAAGGACTTGGCATTTTATAGGAGGTATGTGAATGATTTACATAACAGTTCCCGATATGAACGATAGTATGTCATCCCTGTCCATAAACGGCGTGGAGTATGTACTGAGGTTTACATATAACGAGAGATATGATTATTGGAGCTTTGGGCTATACGGCGCAAATTATGAGCCTATAATAGCAATGACAAGGATAGTTCCTAATTTCCCTTTGTTCCACTTTTATACAAGCTCTGATATTCCTGATGGCGTGTTTGGTTGTGTGTCAGATATTGACACCGTAGGCAGATATGCGTTTAAAGACAAAACAGCCGAATTTGTATATATACCTAAAAGTGAATTGGAGTGATATCTATGTCAAATGAAAATTTTATGAGACGATATATGATGAAGGCAGGCCCAATGAATAGCAAGGGATTTGAAATTGGTAACATGGAATCGGTTACCCAAACAGCTTTGCATATATCGTTTAGTGTGGAAAAGAGTGATGCAGAAACCTCTAACACTGCAAAGGTGCAAATTTGGAATTTATCTGACACTAACCTTAAGCTCCTTGAATCAAAAGATTGCATTATTGAGCTTAAGGCTGGATATGGTGAGAACACACCATTGATATTAGTCGGAGCTGTTACATCAGCAATTACCACCAAAGATAATGCAGACCGAATGACTGAGCTTGAAGTAGTTGATGGTAGGATAGAGTTAAGAGATACAAATTTAAGCGTATCGTATAATGGAGCTATAAACTGCAAGGATATATACAATTACATAGCAGATAAGATGGGTGTAGCTGTTGTTTTTGCAGATGATTTAGCTTTTAAAAACCTTAGTAATGGTTTTAGTTTTGTAGGCAAAGCAAGAACTGCCTTGCAAAAGGTTGCTCAATGCTGCGGACATAGTTGGAGTATTCAGAATGGGGTTTTACAGATTACCAATCCGGGTAAACCTGTATCATCAAGGGGATATTTATTGAGCAGTGACACAGGCTTGGTAGATATCCCCAAGCGAATTACCATAGGCTCTGATTCGGATAGTAATGGAAGTCAAACAGGATGGGAAGTCCAGTATTTTTTGAATGGAGCAATCGGTGTTAATGATGCCGTAGAGCTTAGAAGCAAGACAATTAATGGATATTTCCGTGTATATAAAGTGACTATGGATGGTGATAATTTGGAAGGCGATTGGATGTGCACAGCTCAGTTGCTTGAAGTTAAACCATAAAAGCATATATGGAGGTGATTGCAATGTTACAAGAACTGGTTCAGCAGATTGAACAGACAGCAAAAAGCGTAGTAAGTGAAGTCCATACAGCTTTACCCGCAGAAATCGTGTCGTTTAATCCGCAAAAAGGGTTTGCTACTGTAAAGCCTATAGGTAAGTATAGATTGGATGATGGCACAAGAATTGATTATCCTATCATATCTGATGTGCCTGTTGTATTTCCGTTTTGCCAATCAGCATCGGTTGGAATGATATTCCCTATTAAAGCCGGTGATTTTTGCCTTCTGGTTATGTCAGAACAGGAGATTGATGAGTTTTTGCACGGAAAAGAATCGGATGTATCACTACAATTTGATTTAACCAATGCAATAGCAATACCGGGTTTGTTTAAAATCGGAGGAAACCTGTTAAAAAAGGCTTGTATTGAAGATGAAGTCATCATCAAAGCCAATGATACAGAGGTAATTGTGTCCAAAGATGGGGTTAGTATTAATGCTGATGTGAGAATAAAAGGAAATATCATTTGCTCAGGTAGGGTCACAACATCTGCAACTTGGGAGGAGTAAATTATGGATATATTACTTAGTAAAGATGGCGATTTATACCTAAACGAGAATGGCGATATTGTTCTTTGTGATTCTGTTGCACAGAAAATCAAGATAAGGCTAAAGTGGTTTGAAGGCGAGTGGAGATGGGATATTGATGAAGGTATTCCGTATTTTTCGTCTTTTTTTGTTAAGAATCCTAACATAAATTTTTGTGAAAGCTTTATCCGCAGAAAGATATTCGAGGTCGATGAGGTAACAGATGTTAAAGATGTAAAACTTACCTTTGACAAAAAAACACGTACTGCGGTTATCAGGTACACGGCATTAACTGATATAGAGACTATAAGAGAGGAGGTCGAATTACAATGTCAGATTATGGAGTAACTGAAAAAGGCTTTGTTATAAAGAGAATGGACAGTATTATGGAGGAAATTCATTCCGACTTGACAACAGGCTTTGGATTTAACACAAGGTTGTTAAGACCGTCATTTTTGGATGTGCTTGTTACAACATTCAGCGGTCAAATTGCTGAACTTTGGGAAACGGCACAAGATAGCTATTATGCTAAATACCCTGCTACTGCAACAGGTGTTAACCTTGATAATGCCGTTCAATATGGAGGTATAAGACGTGCGGCTAATAAAAGAACCTGTTATCCTTTGCATTGCACTGGTGATGATGGCACGGTTGTACCCGCAAACAGTCTTGTTGCAACCGATACAAAGCCGGAGATAAGATTGTATGCTGCAAATGAGTTCACGATAACAAGAGATAGCTTCAATTCTGTTACTATAAACGTTATTTCGGCTAAAATTAACACAGCCTATACCATTTCTATCAACGGTGAATCATTTACTTATGTAAGCAATAGCAAGAATTTAGAGGATATTCTGCTCGGCATTAAAGAATCAATAACAAATATGGAATATGTAGCTACTATCAGTGATACCGATAATGCAGTCGTGATAGATGATACTGTTAAAACAAGGAAAAATGTATTAAGCTTGTCAGATAACCTTACAACTGTAAGGGTTACTGCAATAGCAAATTTCTTTGTCAATGATTATGGTAAGGTAACCTTGCCTACAGGAATTGTTACAAAGATAGTGAACAACATATCAGGCTTAGATTCTGTAGTCAATCTCTTAGAGCCTGTGTATGGCAGAGTTGAGGAAACAGATATTGAGTTAAGGCAATCATATATAGCTAAATCTGCCTTAAGGTCAAATACTATGATAGACAGCATTGTTTCTGAATTGCTTAACAATGTATCTTATATTGAATCTGCATCCGGTTATGAAAATGACACAGATGAAACCAATGCTTACGGATTACCTCCTCACAGCATAGAAATAGTCGTTGAGGGTGGTGATAACAGCGAGATAGCATCGGCAATACTGAATCGAAAGGCAGGCGGCATACAGACCTATGGTAGCATTGAGGTAGATGTACCCGGTTTATATGGCGAGTCAATTCCCATAAGATTTAACAGACCTCAGTATTTATATACGTGGGTAAAAGCTACATTGTACGGTAAGGCAAGTGAGTTGCCAAGTAATTATCAAGCATTGGTTTCTGAATCTATAATGGATGATTGCGATACAATGGCTGCGGGTGATGACCTATTGGTACAGTTGTTGAATGATGGCATATATAATTCTGTTTCTGGTGTCACATACATAGATATTCAAACGGCATACTCTACGGATAAGGATTATGTGCCTAAATCATCTGAATATAGTAGAAAAAATGTTATTGCATCAACAAGACAAAAGGTGCTTGTAAAGGCAGAGAGAATTGAGGTGTCGTTTATTGAAGATACTTGATGAATGGTTTAATGACATCCCACAACAGTTTTTATCGAAACACAATATTGAAGTGCTACTAAGTGCCTTTGCAAAACAGCTTGATGATATACAGGCTGTTTTTGATTGCTTAAACAATCAAGTTGACCTTGGTACTGCTGTTGGAGTCAACCTTGACAGAGTAGGTACAATCATACCTCTGACACGAAAGGAAGCGACAAGTCTTGCAGTAACTAATTTTGATTTTAAAGGACCTTCACTATCGGATGATATATACAGGAAATACCTCAGATATGAAAACCTTAGAGACACAAATGAATGTACTTACTATGACCTTATGGAAGGCATAGCCTTGCTATGGGATATTGATGGTGTTCAATACAGCGAGGACCCAGAGCATCCCGCAACAATCATTCTTGATATGCCAATCAACAGCAAGACAATAAAGATAGGCGATGTACCTATGATTAAACCGGCAGGAGTTGGCATTATATGGAATTATAAGATTTTTACTGAAGATGATATCTATACATCTGTTATCCCTGTCACAGATAGGTTTGAGATTGTCAATCCGGAGTATGAGGATATCACGGCGGGTAATCTTGTAAGTGTTATGTATGCGGGTTATCTGTCGGAGGTGCGAGGGGAAGCCATAGACTGTGAGATTATTACACCTGTGCCGGGTGGCGGTGACAGCTTTGTATCAGGCTTACCTTATGACAGTGGCTTGGTTGCGTGGTACGATTTCACCGATTATGACGGTGAGGATGTAGTTGAAAACAAGGTGATACCAAAGGCATATAACGACTTCAGGGTGGTTGGTGGAAGTGCCGGAGATGCGGAATTGCTGTTACAGGGTACAAGCAGCAGCTACGCTGTCACTGATTTGATGCTCAAAAAGGATAGCTTCACATTGTATGTGATTGTTAAAGCAGATA